TGCTGCAATTTTCGTAAAATCGCTTGACCAAGGATTCCAGTATTGATATATATAAATCACTGAAAAATATTACATGATAGAGCAAACCGCTCAACCATGAATCTTGTTTTTCCAGTGATGTTAAAGGCCGTTGATGGCGGTGGTCGCCGCTCATCTGAACTGTCCTCAGTATAGCAAAACGCAAGCGTTCTGTCAATACGCTTGCGTTATAAATTAGGCAAAATGGTGCGGAAACTGTGGAAAACTCCGCACCATTTTCTCTGTTATTATGCCACGCCGCCAAACTTCAATCTTTCAAAGCATGCTGCCATCTGGCCATCCAATCCATGTAGATATCGCTGCGTAATCACCGCGTTTGAATGGCCGAGCATCTCCTGTGATTCCATGAGCGTCGCACCGTTGCGCTGAATGTCCGTTGCGAACGAATGTCTGAGTGCGTGCGGGTGAAAATTGCGAAAACCCGCCAAGCAAAACGGCTGCCGCATTAAATGCCGCAGCTCCTCGACACTGAGCAATGTGCCGCTCGACTTCTGCCACAAATAGTCATCAATACGCCGGCTAACGATCCACTGTGTCAAGCGTTCGCGGGCTTCTCGGCTCATATGTACCTCACGCCGCCTGCCGCCCTTGCCAGTAAATACAATCATTCTGTCGGTGATATTCAATAGCCGCAGATTCCTCAGCTCGGTGATACGTAAGCCGCAGTCAAACGATAATTTAATCAATAGCCACTGTATCTGATTGCAGTAGCTCAATACCTGCTCGATTTGCTCCCTCGTGTAGAAAACTCGGCGGATTGGCTCGGTCTCTTTTTGTTTGACGATGTGGCGGATTTTCAGCTCAGGCATCTCCACGCCCATATCTCTGAAATAGCGAAACATCGCTATCACATGGCAAATCCGCGTATTGATAGTGCGACTGTTCAAACCGCGCCGTGCTTGAGCGGTTATCCAATCATTGACCTGCTGTGTCGTGATCTCGCTCAGGCTACTGGCTGGCACGCTAGCTCTGAAATCTCGCATCACCCAGCGTTTAGCACTCAATGTTTGGCGGCTCATTCGGCGCGTAAACTCGCAGTACTCCAGATATTCGTCAAAAGCTCGCTCGATTGGCATAATTGTATTTTTCGTCATGATTTTAACTCCACTTAAAAAACCAGTTCTATATAGAATGTTTATATTGAACTTCTAAAAGCTCAATTGTATATAGAACCCTCACATTTAATTTTCTGATAATTCTGTTATCAAAAATGGGCGGTGGCGGGCGGATTTGCGCTAATTTGAATAAAAAATACGGCCAGACGGCCGCTTTCATTACGCAAAACTCCCAAATACTCGCATATATCTAGGATTATTGCATAATATTTGCATACAGGCAAACGCAAACAAGCCGCTGCGCGAGCGGCGTCAAAATGTCAGCAGTGATTGTTACGTTATCAGGTTGTAGCTGCGCTTCATCTGCGCCAGCTTATCTAATCCGTCAATGTTGATCGGTAAGGCTGCCTGCTCTTGCATTTTCTGCTTATGTCGTTCCTCTGCTGCCCTGGCCTTCGCCTGTGCGATCAGTTTGCGCAGCCAATCCACCGTCTTCGCTAGATTCGCACTCGACCAAATAAACGCGAAGTACTTGCGTGGATTACGTTTTCGTTTCGCCAATTTAATCGAATAATCGAACTCTCTCGCATAATTGATCTGTCGATTTCTAAACATCGGCAAGTAATTATCGTCAGTGATTAGCTTTGTCGCCTTGCCTAATCTCTGCTGCATTTTCTGAACTCGTCGCTCGTCTATGGTTATGTTCCCCATTTTACCCTCAAAATGCCATTTTGCTCTTGACAAACAAAAATAGCCTCTAAAATTGATAACAATTTTTTGAGGCCAGATACAGACAGCCCACCCTGATTTGCATCTGGGCGGGCTGAAAATCCTGTACGTTCACTAGTCATTCTAGCAAACTGATTTTGCTTTGTCAACAGAAAAGGCACCCCGAAAACGGAGTGCCCCACAATGACAGCTGCAAATCACAACAACTGCCCAGCTATCATACTACTTTTCAAGCGACTGCTCAAGCCGGTGATTGATTTCGCCAGTTACACTGCGGCCGTTCTCTGCCGCTAGCACAACCAGCCGCTCATACACCTCTTGCTTGATCCGCACGTTGTAGATTGGCGTCGGTGCATCCACCTGCGTTTTAGTGATAGTACCATTTTGCTTGGTGATACGATTTATCTTTGGCATTCCTGCCCCCTTTCTGTTTAGAGCACCCTAGCGCCAAGCGAGGCGTTTGGTTTATATTAGTTGCAAATCATTCTCTATCTGATAAGCGATCGCTTCTTGGTCTAACACCTCTTTTAATTTGTTGAGCGTGTTCATCACCTTTGAGCGTTCGTCTGATAAATAGAGTACTGCCGTTTCCTCTGCCTCACCTCGCCAGTATCCGATGACTGGATAGTCGAGAGTGAAGGCTTCGTGATTAGCGTTTACGATTGATATTATCTTGTCGACCTCAAGTTTTTTAGTCTTATTGTCGCTTCCGATAAAAGCTTTGATTGTGATTTGTTCTATCATTGTGTGCTCCTGATTGTTAATGTGCCTCGCTTGACTGTCTTAATTATAGCAAACATGCATGCATAATGCAAGCATTTTGCATGCATTTTATGGACTTTTTTAGATATTTTTCATCACCCCTACTAAACCTGTGGAAAACTCACTAAATATTACACAGTATAGTCCTACCACGACATCTCAACTCGCCATCTCTGTTAGCGTTCAGTGCTGACGGTGTCAGCCAGAGCGTTACTGGCAATATCTTAGTGCAAACTGGCTGGGTGCAATTCTGGGGAAATAGCACGAAAAGACAGCCAGTGCCTGTTGTTTTTCCAAAGCAATTCAAGCAGGTGTTTTCAATGTCACCGACCTTAATTGGCTACAAGACAGGCAGCAAAGCTACCAGTATCAGCGAATTTAATCAGGTGATCGGCAGTGGACTGAACATTGAGTCTGGCGTTGTTACGAACACCGGTACGACACTCAACGCTTCAACAACTGGCATATTTGGTGGGGCTTGGCATGGGATTTCATGGGTGGCAATTGGAATTGTTTAGGCTTTTTTCACATATTGTATGGTGACAAATGAGGTCTTATATCCAGACTGATCAGCGTAGGTTTGAATGTTGACATTATTATTGTCGACATAAACCGTCACCGTGTAAGCTTGTTGATCAGCAGCGTGAGGTAAGTTGATAGTTGCGCCAATACTGTCTTCTTTCGCAATACCACGAATATTGATAACCATATCTAGTTTTTCAATGCCATGCGGTTTCGTTGTTTTACCAGCAACTTTTAAACCGCCCATCGCAAACGTCTTCTGGTAAATTGTGCGGCCGTCAATCCACTTCATGCCGGTGTCGACTTCTGACGTACTGCGGTCGCCGCGGGCTGCTGGCGACAAGTGCCGTGGTAGGACTATATCATTGCCAAGTGCGTCAGAGCCAATCACGCCGTTTTTGAACATTTCAGCCCTGTTAATCCGTCCGTCAGCCAATGTGGCTGGATTGCGCCTATCGGTGATGACAGAGTCGAGAATTGTCGTCGTGCCAGCGTTTACGCGTATCTCAGCGATGACTTCATATGGATTAGACGTACCAATCTTCGCCTTGATCTGAGATGGCGTTGGCGCACTTGGGTTGGTTGCTGGCGTGCCTGGAACGACAACGGCCTTTGTACGATTCTCGTTGTTGGCAACCGCTTGTGACGCGGCTACGTTTGTGTCGATGTAGATCACCACCGCGTCAATTCGCGGATTGGCGCTGTTTGCTGTGGTAACGCTCGCCTGAACAGGCTGCGTGCTTAAATTACTCACCGGGAATGTCGCCGACATAGCGTCACGCACCAGTAGATCGTCAGGTATACCATTCTCCCCGCCAATCAGCACATTCATACCGATAGGACTGGCTTGACGCACTCTAAAGCCGCTAATCCATGAGCCGACAAAAGCATTACCAAGTGCGTGGAATAACGCACTATCAGTGGTACGACCACCGTTACTATTAGGAAAACCTAGTGCCATAGTTATTTTTCGTCAGTGCTTTCAGCCTCAGCCTCGGTGGTGTCGACCGTCTCGGACTCAGCATCATCATTGGTATTTTCAACTTCTGGCTCGACAACCTCGTCAGCAGACTCTACTGCTGGTGTCTCTGGCTCAGTAGGCTCGCTTTCAGCCTCAGCCTCGGTGGTGTCGACCGTCTCGGACTCAGCATCATCATTGGTATTTTCAACTTCTGGCTCGACAACCTCGTCAGCAGACTCTACTGCTGGTGTCTCTGGCTCAGTAGGCTCGCTTTCAGCCTCAGCCTCGGTGGTGTCGACCGTGCCTTTGGCTGCCGAAATACTCACGTACGGCCCGCTGTGTGCATCGCCTTTGACGAAAATATAATAGCCGTCAACTGTTCGGCGAATCTCGCCGCCCTTATAATTCTGTACTTTTTCAGTGTTTTCCATATGAATCCTCCTGATTATAAATGTACAGATTAGGAGATATTGACGTTATTTGCCGTGGAAAATATAGCGATATTCTTTATATAGGCGAATAACGATTCGTTTGAGTATCATAAACATATTTCTATTATAGTATAGTCCTACCACGACACTTAAAATGGTCAGATTTCATTCAGGCAAAGCGAGATAGCACTAACCAACCAGTTGAGCCTGTCATTTTTCAGTACGGTCGGTCAAGAGTAATAGCCCCAACTGACACGATAGAAACTACGACAGCCATTGCATTTCCGAAGATATTTAAGAGCGGAACGGTGCCGACTGTTATTTGTACATACAACGGCTACGGTAACGCCAACGATCCGTGGACGGACGCACCAAATCCGTCTTGGGCTGGCGCGACGATTGGGGCGGTTAGTATCACAAACTCATCATTTGCGGCGAGATGTCGCCGCTTTGATGGTGCTATGCTGAGAGGTTCATATTACTTTAGCTGGATCGCAATTGGTGCGGCCTAACTATAAAGGATTTCTTTCCGGTTCAAAAACCGCCTCGGAGCTTATCGAGGCGGTTTCAATTGTTCGGGATTTCCGAACAGTTCAGTTTGTAAACAACTCTTACTATCTCAACTATAAGGCAATCCTTTATAGTTCAATCTTTTGACGCTGGCGGTGTCTTGCCACGTGGCTCTTTGAGTAGTGCGCCAGTTTTCGGGTCGTGCCAGCGGCTCAGTCCTGGCACGCTGTGTGCGTCCACCAGGCATTGTAGGCAGTCATTGTACGTTGAGCCTGCTGGCATCTGTGGCGTGGTTTTGCCGATGTGCAGTGTCACGCAGCCGCAAGCTTTGCACTCTCGAAAATACAGGCTTGATTTAGTTATGGTTATTTTCTGTGGGTTCATAGGTTTATCAACTAACTGACGCTATCACGCATCTCTTTCACTAACTCAATAATTATCGTCTTGGCGGCCGACAGTCCAGCGGCAATCGCAGACAGCGTCGTCGCTAGCGCTAGCGCCCACAACTCGCGCCAACTTGCCGCGAACAACAAATTTACTAGATTTACGCCTGCCAATAAGAATGTTGCGATAAACGTTTGTAGAAACGTCCACAATGCTCGAGCAGCAACGTCTTTGTAGTTGATATTTTTCAGTGCTTCTAGTGATTTCATATTTCCTCCTTATTTTTTCTTGAAAATCCCTAAAATCAGCTTCACTAGCTCGATCATCAGCCCCGACAGCCATCGCCAAAGCCCCGTTGGCTTATCGTCCTCTGGCCTTTGTGGCTGCTCAGGCTTTATTTCCGGCGCTTCCTGCGGCCTCTCTGGTTCGGATGGCTTCGTATCCGGTTCGCTTGGTTTTGGCGATTCTGGCGATTCTGGTGGCTTTGGTGTGTTCACCTTGCCTATACTTCGTAGCTCGTCAATGGATTTATTCGAAACATTAGCGTCCAGCTTCCCGTTATGCCCAGGGATAGCCAGCGTCTCTGAATATTGATGAATGAGCGAGCCGTGCGCATAGTTGCCTGGATTTCCATAGTTTGGATACCAATCCACGCGGGGCAAGCCTAGTTTTTGGATGATAGCCTCACCACCGTATGTGAATACCTGTTTGCCAGTTTTCTGCAAAACAATGTTGCTGAATACACTGATTTGCTCAACAGTCCCCTCAAAATCTGGCTCAAGATCAAGGAATAGCAGCTCGCCAGGCTGATTTCCTAAAGCCTCAATACACTTCACAAAATATTCAGCGTTCTGTTCCGCCTCTTCTCTGGTCGAAAAGTATGGCAGCCAGTAAAGACCAAGCATCTTGCCGGCTTCACGAGCTTTAGTAACGAATAGCTCTGCATCTGGGTCTAACTTGAACTCGTTGCCGCCGTATTTCTGCCCGACCCAGCCCGCTTTGACGATGACGCCCGCTACTTTTGGAAATACGTTTACAACTTCGGCGGTTTGGTAACTGGAGATATCGATGATGACGTTGCTAAAATCTTGCTCAGGCTCTGGTATCGGTTGAGGTGCGGTCTGAGGTGTTAGGTTCGGTAAATCGTGCAATTCTTTGTCCTCAAACAGCTGACGGCTCATGTATTTGCCACTGCGTGCTGTTACGTACCAGACTGTATCACCAGCGATCGACTCGCCATTCGTGACGTAGCCTTTCATAGCGATAACATCACCTTGAGCCAGCTCTTGGAATACACCAGATTGAGTATTTGGCTCTTCACGAGCGTTACCGTCCTCTTCCATTTTGCGGTCGGTCGGACTCATTTCGTCATAATACTCGGCGATCTGTCGTCCGTCACAACAGTACGAAAAACCTAGATAATCTGGCCCATAAACGCCAAACCACCCCATAATTTCCTCTATGCTGTTATAAATGCCGCGTCGTCCAGCATGCACTTCACTGTCGTGAATCTCGATTGAACCGTCACCTCGTTTTCGCATTAGAAATACGTGTCCATATTCTACGTATGGGCCACGAGAAAATCCCAAAAATCCAACTACCCACACACCAACTGGTGCGTATCCAGTATCGATACGCCCAGCATTAAGCTCGTTCAAATACGCTGCTCTGGCACTTGGTGTTCGAGCTGGCGCATTGATTGCATCATCTACATATTGTAAGCACCAGCCACTTCTCGCACCGATGTTGATATTTGGATTATAGGTTTGCCTGACTGCCATTATCGCCTCCTGTTTACGGTTTATTCACAACTCTCACAATTAAATCGACCATAAAGCCAATCACGGTAATTACTGCTGTCATTACGCCAGCACCAATCTTAGCTTCACTCTTGGACAAATAACTGCCTTGCATCAGTTCCACGCGGGCTATCAAGGCTTTCAGTTCCTCGGCATCGGCTTTCGATTCAGCCAATTGTTTGACCGACTCCGCCAATCGCGACACATTATCGTTTATTGAACTCAGCCTTTCATTCAGCACGTCGTCGCGTGCAGTCATCATGATGCCCAATTCCCGCACCGTTTTGGGTGTTTGATTCATCGATTCCTTGTCTCGTTTATCGTTCATTTTCACTTACCACATTACAGATTAGACATATTCAACCCTCAGCTCGCCGTCAGACGTAGCGAACGCGTAGATTTTGAATGTGTTGCCGCCGAGGTCGACCAAAAAATCTGATATATTTAGCCACGTCTGTACACCGCCACTGCTTCGCCGGCGCTGGAAATAGCGAGTAACATCCTCTAGTCCTGAGCCATGGCTGCTACGCCTGCCAACCATCAGCTTAAAAACCATACCCGACTGATACGTGCTAGCTTTCGGCGTAAATACGATTTTGAACCGCCTCAGAAACGTTGCGTCACGCTTGTCGATCGCCGCTTCTAACCTGACGCGAAATACCTGCACACCGTCAGCACCAACACGCTGCGTGGCTTTCATCTCGACAATCTCACGCTCATATCGCGTGATAAGCTTTGCTATTGTCTCGCCATCTATGTCTTTAATCCTCATAACATCCTGCTTTCAACGGTTAAATCAACGTTGGTATTTGCTACCACGGCACACTTCATCTGTGCCAGCACACTACTCAAACCCTTTTGCACATACACATACACGAACCATCTGCGAACATGTCGCGAATCGCTCAATATCGGCATTATGTCAATACGCACTGGTGCTGCACTGTTTATCAACATCTTGTCAATAATCAAATCGGCCAATAGGAATGTTTTATCCTTTTTTGCTGTCGCTGTTACGATAAACGGCACGCCAGACGCCTGCTGTTGTCCGCCAATCACATTAGCCACTTGACTAAAGTCCCAACCGCCACTGCTGGCACTTTCGTAGAATACCAGCCCACTCGATGCCATCATCTGACCGGTTTTTAGATCACGAATATTGCGGTCAAGCGACGTCAGGATGTCCGCTAGTTGGTTTTCTGGTAGCATGTTCAGACGGCTCATAACAAGCTCGCTTTCATGCTGAACGACCCCTTATCTGTCCCCAGAAAAACGCATTTAGCGTACACATACTTCGTCTGCCCCTGTGGCGGATTGTCGATTGAGGCGGTAGCGCTAAACGCCAACTGGCTTGGTATCTCTAGTTTGTTAATATCTGGCGCACTCTGATCAATAATGCTGCCGGTGATCGGCTGTGCACCAGCAAGTGTGTCGGGGTTGTCACTGACGTAAAACTGCGGCAAAAACAGTGCATACGGCCACTGTTGTTTGCGTGCGGTGAAAGTCGTTTCAATTTTGATTATTCTGCCGCCGAAAAAAGCAGGGTCATATGTGACAGGTATCATAGCGTCGTACTCCTGCGTACTTTTCGTTTCGTAATAAATAATGCCAGAGTTGTTGCTGGTTCTCTGTGTGGCTTTCATTTGCTCGGTGGCACGTAGCAGCGCCCGCAATCTGCCAATGGCGCGCCGCTCCTCCACCAGATTTAATCGCTCGCTCATAAGTCGTAATTATCCAGCGTTAAGGTTATTTCCTCGCTCATGTTCTCATCGACCTTGACAGATATTTGCTCGATTCGGTAATAGCCACTCAGTGGACAAGACGAATACTTGCTTTGCTCGACAACTATACGATCGCCGACACCAATATTGTTCAGATCAAACTGCGTACCGCGCACTGTGATGCGCGGCAAGTCGACCAGTCGGCTCATCACCGCTACATCAGCCTCGCAGTGCCCCGCCAGCGTAGACAGGTTTTTGATGCTATTGTATAGCTGTACTTTTTCACGCAAGATAAACTCCTGCTGGCTCAGCACATCCTCAGCACTGTAGCGGATTGTTTCCTCGCCCATTCCAGAGGCTTTGCCTATGATGTTGTTGTACAGGTTTGCCCCAGATTGCGGCAGCTCCATCCTAATTGCACCAATTCCTAAGCCGTCATCAGGATAATGCACCACTACATCTGGCCGTTCGTTGCCCAGTGTCTGAAACGTCTCAAACTTTCGGTCATAGGTGAACCGAAAATCGAACTTACCGTCCTGCAAGTTCGTTAGCGACACCAGCGCATCTTTGGCGTTGATATCTTCCCAATCGTCCATTCTGTCGCGTCGTATGCCGGTGCGGTACTGCCTGCTGCCCCTGGTAATGCCGACGTCGCCGTTCGGGCGGTTCTGCGCCTCCTGAATGACGCCCCAGGCAATGTCCGTCGTCTCAATCCCTTTCCAGCGACCGCTGAGGTACCGCGCATCGATTAGATTTAGATAGCCATCGCACTGCACCAGCACTCGCGCGTTGTCGGTGTTCAGGTTGCGGTTTGCTTCTACCGCCACCGTGCCAAACAAATAATCGCCATTGCGCTTGATTTTGATGTCGCTCACCCAGGGCTTCAAGATAGTGTTTGGGTTCTCGCCGATCCGTCGACACTTCTCTTCCCAGTCTGGCATCGACATGTTAAAATCTAGCGACTCTACGCCATTACGAGTCATGCTCCAGTCGATATCTTGGCAAAGCCTCGTAATATCTGCCACCTTGGTCTTTCCGCGATGCCATAGCTCGATGGTGTAGCGTGGTGGTACGTACTCGTCCATTACGCCACTCCCGTGTAGCCGTTATACCACTCGACGATAGCTGTGCCAGTATCAGTGCTGTTTGATGTGTTGAAGATCAGTTCGTTCAGCCCTGGCACCAAACGCCAGTATTGGCTGCTGGTGAGGTTGTTATCGATACCCACACCGTTCAGAGTCACCTCTCGGTTGTATGTATCAAATACGATTGTGTCGCTGTCTGTTGTGCTGATATTCAGTGCCAAAATCTCGCCAGTTGTCTGATTGGATACGGTCGGGTTGGTGACCTTGCCGGTAATTGTGATTGTCGGCCAAACATACGTGTTGCCATCATTTGTGGCGTGATTCAGTCCCCCGCCAGCTACCCAGTGCAAGCCATCACGCTCCCAAAGTAAACCTGTCGGGCTCCACAACAGTCCGCCATCACGCGGTCGCTCAAGTGTAACTCTCTGTGCGGCACCGTCAGTGTAGTCGTACATTCGCGGATCGCCCGCTACCAGCTCGATGTCATAGTCGGCAATGAGCGGCCACTCAATCTTTGGATCAAGAGGCTGTGTCAGTTTGGCGACGGTTTGGTAGACGCGTCCAGTTGGCGTGAATAGCTGCACTAGCAGCTTGTCGCGGATTTTAATGGTTCTGGCAATTTTCGCCATCTCAGTATGCATCTCGGTAAGTCTTCCGTCATGCTCTACTACCACGAAAAAGCTCAATGGTATTTGCCGCACGCCATAGAACTGCTCATCCACACTACCGCCATCAGCACCAGAAAATACATACTGGCTGTTGCGTACGTCAGGGTCGCCAAATCCTTTCAATGGCGGTGTTAGGTGTGATAGCCCTTGTTTACTGCCTGCCAGAAACACACTTTCATTAGTGCGCATATTAGTGATCTGTACGTCATACGTTCTCATATCTAGCCCCTCCTCATCTGCTGCACCAAGCTGCGGTTATACTGATCAACGTCAATGCCGTTGGTGAGGTTGACGGTTTGGTTGATTTGAGGGTAGGTGCTGCCTGTGCTATTGCCGTTTTTACCGCCCCAAATATCGTCAGCCTGCAAAGCAACGCTACCACCGCCAGACACATTGAAATCAGGCGACAACGAAGTTGTCATTTTGCTAGAAACCGCACTATTCATCGTATCCACTGCCGACAACACGCCTCCGATGCTATTAGTAATACCATTGGCGAAACCCTGTCCTAAAAATCCGCCCATCTTTGCCATAACAGTTGACGGTGAATGGATACCGAAGAAACTCTTAATACCGTCAAGTACAGACTTGCCGAAACCTTTTATTTTATCTAGAATCCAGCCAGTAACGTTATTGATACCATTCCACAGTCCCTTAATGAAGTTTTCTCCAACGCTCCACAGAGTTGACGGCGATAATACCTCTCCAATCTTATTGATGACTTTCCAGGCCGCGTCGCCAATGTGTCCAAGCATACTGCCGATGCCACGAATCATCGCAAATAGCAACTTGACGGCAGACTCGCCTAATTTCTGTAACATTACCGGTTGCGTCAGTGTCGTAACGATTGCGTCAACGACACGTGGCAGCGCGTCAGCCAGCGCGTTAATAACTGTAGGCAATGCCTCAATCATAGCCAAGAATAGCTGAATTGCACCCATGATTAGCGCCTGCAGCATAGTCGGCTCCGTTAGTGTTGTGACTAGGCTATCGACGATTTGTGGAATCATCGGTGTTATCACTGCGATAATCTGCGGCGCAGCTTGCAAAAGCGCCATAAACAGCTGCATAAAACCTTGAACTAGCACCGGCACCATAGCTATGATTTGACCAATCCACTGCGGCGCTGATTGTACTAGCCCCTGTAACAGTATGATAATTCCCTGGATAATAGCCGGTAATAACTGCCCCATAATTGGCGGAATTAATGGCAGCAATTGCGTTATAATTTGTGGCAAAGCCTGCGCAATACCGCCTATTGCTTTAGATAACGCTGGCGTTAGATTTTTTAGAAATGTCTCAAACGAGCCTAGGAAGTTATTTATCAACTGACTCAGATCCAAGTCTTCATTACCAAACCCGGCAACAAGGTTCGACCATGCCGATTTCATTGAGTTAAAGCTACCACTAATAGTCTCACTGGCTTCTTTAGCGGTCGTACCAGTGATACCCATCTTTTCTTGGACTTTATGAATACCCTCAATTAACTTGTCGAATGGAATGTCCTTGACGTTTTCGGCTGTCGCCTTAAATCCTTTACCCATTACGCCAGTGTCGTTGATAAGGCGCGCCATCTCGCCAGCAGTGCCACCATACCCCAGCTTCAGGTTGTCGAGCATGGTGTAGTTGTCTTTCGCAAAGCCTTGATAGGCATCCTGAATTCTTGCAATGTCAGTACCCATTTTGTTGGCGTTATCAGCCATGTCTGTAACGGCCATATGAGCATATTGAGCTGACTTCTCGGTATCGCCCTTTAATCCCTGTAACAGTGACGCTGAAAAGCTTGTAACAGTCTCCATATATTGGTTTGCCGATAATCCTGCTGTTTTATAAGCATTCGCCGCATACGCCTGAACTGTGTCGCTTGATTTCTTAAACAGCGTATCAACACCGCCGACCAACTGCTCCCATTCTGCAAACCCCTCGACAGATTTTTTGGCTAGCCCACCAATTGCTACTGCTGCGGCGGCTGCTCCAACGGCAAATGCCTTGCCCAGTCCTTTAGCCACGCCACCAACATGACTCAATGCCCCGCCTAACTTCTCCCTTAAGCTGCTAGCCAGAGAGTTGATGTGCGGCATCACCTGGCTAACCATGCCACCAACGGCATTGCTAATTTTCCCGCCAAGTGCACTAAACATACCAGAAATACCGCTACCAATCGTCGACAGCCCGGGTGCCAAGTTACGTCCAATCGCGCCGCCGATTCCACCGAATACTGCGATCATTTTTTGCGCGACAGGGGCTAGTATTGTGCCTATACCCTTACCTAGCCAGATAAATGGTGCGGCGAGTTTTTGCGCCACCAACGCCATGCCCTGTCCAACTTTAGATGCAAAGCTAATCACCGCATTAGCGGCGATAGATAATTTCGATGATATGAACGCGCCGATATTACTAAACGTATTCGCAACAGCATTGCGTGCTCTAACGAAAGCCGCAGATATTGCACTAGCAGCCTTGCTGGCAGCGCTAGTCATTGGTGAAAAGAACATGGCGATACGATTGCCTATATTCGCGAATCCTGCAGTGATTTTACTTGCCAGCGGTGCTAGCTTGTTAGTGATTGGCTGAATCAGCTCTTTTGAGACAATTGCAGCACTTTCAATTGCTGCATTTTTAATGCCAGTCCCCAACTGTTTGAATCCAGTTCCAATCTTGTTCCAAGAATCAGCCATTTTCTTGGTGAGCTCGTCATTATCCTTGGCGGCACTCTTCATTTTTTTCTGAACATCAGAAACAGACTTGTCAAATTTTGACCTGTCGACCTTATAGGTGATTACTATTGTTCCTTGGTTCATATTTCGTTTCCGTGGTATAATTTCTTTACTAAAGAAAGGATCTTATAATGAAAGATGTTGAAACATTCAAAAAGCTTGCTCTGATTGGCTTGATTCCGTGCTTTAATGGGCTGCCATGGTTCTACATGGGAAGGATAACTCGAGGATTGATGTATACGTTTACTTGTGGATATGCCTATCTTGGATCTGTCAAGACAATTGCCAAAGCTGGCGAGATTGTTGATACGTACAACGCTAAGCGTGGCTACGTCAACACTTCTCGTCGCAACGGATAAAATCATTTCAGCTCCTTTATAGCCTTTGTCAGGGTGCCATGCATTTTTTTGTACGCTTCCCTGTTTTGTGCTGCTGCAACCACCGACAAGAGGCTCAGCGTTCGCTCACATTCGCGACGCATTGCTGCTTTTGCCAGTTCTACAGCGTCAGGCTCATCCATCTCCAACACTTGCTCGTGCGTGTATTGCGGATAGTTGAGCAAGATTATATGCACTCTCTCCTCAAAGCTTGTGAGAACTTTATCAGCCTGAATCTTCAAATACTGTTCGTACTTTTCGATATCGTATCCAGGCTGACTGTTCTCGTTCATGGCTACGCCTCGACTTCTCGCACCTCAACACCCTCAGCGGCTAGCTTAGTTAGCCCTGTGGTTGCTAATCGCACAATTTCAAGTAGCAGGGCATCGACGTTGTCATTATCAAGCGCATCAAGCAAATCTCTTAAAGATAGCCCGCCCTCAACTACTGTCGCTCGAGCTACAACATCCATAACAATCGCACTACCAGTAACGGCCTTGCCGTCTTCACCGCCAATATTGACTCGTGCAGTATTTGCTTCAAGAGCTTTGTACTGCTTTACCCGCGGAATTAGATATTTGTAGTGCTTTGCTGGTTCGTCACCGTCTGCTGGCATTTCAATATCCAGCAATACACGCTTTTCGGGCTGTTTCTTTTTCAGAACAAACGCCATCTCATTCTCCATTCCATAGTTGTAAAAACTACATTACTTTTTATCAATTTAGGTATTGACACGGTGTTTTTAGTACCGTGTCACCACTGTTACGCAAATGTCAGGTCGCCCTTGATCAACTTGCCAGTCACGCTGATTTCAAACTCGGTCAAGCCATCTTCCTGGCTGATGTCGCTCAGGGTTGCCGTAGCGTCAAGCATGAACAACGTATGACCTGCTTGAGCTGCTAATTTTGGTACCAGCTTGAATATGCCAGGCACCTGTGTCGAGCTGCCCTTTTGCAAACCTACCTGTACAGCCCCCTTTACACCAACAGTAACGCCAGTAGTGCCGTCAATTGTCTCGCCGCTGTCATAGACATAGCCAGGCACGATATTTTTGAGATTGTCCTGCCCAATGTCAGTCACCTTAAACTTGATGGTCGACTTGAACGATTTGATCAGTTTGAGGTTTGTTCCGTCGATAAAATCTCGCGTCACCTCATCCTTGTCGTTGTCAAAGTCCAGGTCGTTCACACCTATGACTTGCTTGAAATTCTTGCCAGTCTTGTCCCCGAAATATAGATCGTGGTTCAAACCGGCGTAATCGATTGCTGCCATTTTAATTGCTCCTTTGCCTTAATCTTTCAAAACTAATGTTACAGATTGGGCACTCCATACCCCCATCCGTAATTCAGAGGCTTCATAGTCACTGTCTTGCATCGGAAATACGCTCACACGAATGAACCTCGCGTCAGTGTATGGCAATTGCATTAGTGCCGTACGTAGCTTGCCGTCAAGCTCGTACAGCTCGGCCGCATCAGCTTTCACGACAGTGATCGTTAGCTCGGTGGTCAACTTGGTATTACCTAAATTGCCGCCGCTATATTCACCGCCGCTAGCTGCAACCGCCACCATACCGTCTTGACTATTGCTTGCCGGCAGTCGCCCGACAAACACGTCTTTGCCAAGCTTCCCACCAATTGTGGTAGCCACAACTTTTGCGATCTCCAATGCTACATTCATCTAAAAAACCTCTTGTAATCTTTCATGGTGCTTCTCACGCCTTCATCAACAAAACCTTTGCCAGTGCCGGCTGTGGTGTATTTACGCACCACATGAGTGCCATTCGCACGCCTGCCGCGGTTCTGGTACTGCGAGTAGACTGGCTTCCATGTCAATCTGATGGCATCTCTGCCAATCCGCCGTACCTCGACATTGCGGGACTTGAGCGACCCTCTACGCCTGAACGGTGCGGTGAGGTTAGCTACTGTCAAGGTATGATTCGCCATAGCGTTCAACCCTGTCGCTGCCTGGTTCTGAAAGAATCGTTTGACAGCGACTGTATTGTCGACGACCGGCATGATTACACCTCTCTATCGAGCCTTGCCAGCTCGATCTCGACGTGCTGCACCGTGCCGTTAGTAATAACTGCTCTACCAACCGCCACGTTAGCAACGCGATACACTCGCTTAACGCCAAATAGCGTCACCTCTGCAAAATATCCCTCGATTGAATAGCCAGTTGATGATAGCCAGCTGTCCCGTCCGTCCAGATATGCTCTAGCATCGCCCGTCATAGCATCGTAGCTACCACCACGAGTCAAGCCACTTGTCTGCTCAATGACACACTTCACATCGTGCCGCTCGCCTCCCGTCTGACGGTACACACCGTCTACGGGTGCAACTAGCGTGATATTATCGCGGAATATCATAGCGATGAACTCCACGCTGGCTCAGTGGCGTATCAGTGTAGCCAGACACCACGCAACTGCTGATTGGCTTTACGAACTTTGCCAGTAGATCAACGTTCGCCTCAGCAAACTGATCAATAACTTGCTTGGCGTTGTCATATGTCACTGAATGACTCAGCACTGTTTCAGATTTTACGTTGTTGTAAAAACTACCTTGATTAGCTATTGACAGCGTGTCAAATAGCCTTGCTATGAGGATTCTCAAGCCGTATGGCAACGGCTCGCCGTATCCCCACGCCGCCTTGACGGTGCAGTAATCAGCAGATAATGGATCAACCGTCTCGATGACGTTGAACCAGCTGGCGTTCAGTTCGTCGCCTTGACTCACTGACTTGACTACCAGCGGCATACCGCTTTCTGCTGTCACCTCTGGCAATAGACTAGTGAACGGATCGACGACCAGGAAACGCGAACCGCAAGTTGTCTCATATAGACGCGGCGTATTTGCCTCGCCCTGCATTTTGACATCCAGCAATGCCTCCAATGTCTCTGTCACTTGCTGCAATAACTGCTCAAAGTACTTATTTTCGGTATCAGAAAGGGGGCGTAAAAGTACGCCCTCGATATCTTCTTTAGTTACCAATGCTGCCATCTCTTACGCCCCTCTCTGTTAGGCTACGTGTTTAATAGCCACTGCTGTCGCGATGCCGCTCAAGCCACCACCTGCGAAGATTTCCTGCAAGTATTCGTGCTTATTCTGCTTCAACGCAAAGTTGGTGTAGCTCTCGATTGATTGATCGCCGACCACCTTGTAGCGATTGAGAACAATCAGATACGCGTCGTTGTCAGCGTCATTGGTGTCGTTAAACCACTGCGGCGTGATTTTTCCAGCCAGCTCCAAATCCTCTAGGATATTGACACCTGGCGTATACAGCATGTGACCATCGCTGCCACGTTCATCTTTCAATGAAGTGATGTAGCCGCGTTTTGCGACGATATAGACATCACCCTCGGCTTCAATCAAGTCCATCGCATTCAAAATTGAAGTACGACGGCTCTCTTTGGCTTTCGGTGTGTAGGTTTTAGCAAACACGTTGCCAGCCTTAGCGTCAGCCTTGACAGACACAAACGATTTAATCTTGTCGTCGCTGCTGTCGTCTAATCCATCACCGATAACGATCGCACGCTCAACACTTGCGATAATCCGCTTTGGCAACTCCTGCAAGACGTAACGCAACAGCGCGCCAGTACTCTTGTTCTTGCGGATAGTTTCCTTGTCAAGGGTGAGGTACTTGTAGATGTACTGTCCTTCGAGTACGCGGTTTTCGATAGCAATCGTAGCCTCTTTCTTGTCTTTACCAGCCTGGTGCCCCAACGCACCGTCAGTATTGGTATCCCAAGCGGTGTTGTAGGCATCAAGTCCAGTTTTATCGACTAGATTCCAAATCGGGCCGCCCGCCTTGAATGCACTCTCAATCGCTTCAACGACTGGTGTTGGGAATAGTTTGTCGGCACCAGTGACAGCCATCTGTACACCGTTAGCCTCAAGCTTGTCCATCCACGCTTCGCGAACGGCTGCCGCACCAGCACCTGCTTGTGCTACCAACACGTCAGCAAAATCTTCTAACGCCTTTGGTGTGTCCAGGTAATTTACGACAGTACCTTTGTCGACAGCTGCTGGATCAGCTGGTTCTTTAACTTGCATTTTTGCAATGTCTTTCGCTTTCATTTCCGTATCCTCCTCAGGATTGTTATCAGTTGATTCTTCCGGCTCTGATTGCTCAGCTTCGTCAGTAGGCTCTGCCTCTGGCGCGGCTTCCGGTACCGCTGGTTCGTCAGTTTTCGTTTCAGGTTCAGTCGTCGTTTCCTCGGCTGGCTCTGCCGTCTTGGCTGCCTCCGCCTCTGCTTTCGCCTTGATCTGTTCAACCAGGCTCTGCATTGGCTTGGCGTCTGCCTGCTTGACTGCCGACATACTGAATGCAAAGTTCATACCCATCGCATTCTGTACGCCCTCGTCTTGCTTTTGCTTCTCTGGTGCCTCAGACACCTCATCGGCAAAACCGAGCTCGACAGCCTTATCGGCAAGCATCCACGTTTCGGCTTCCAGCAGCTCAGTGATCTTTTCATCGCTCAGCCCTGTTCGCTTGGCGTAGATAGGCGTGATTCCCTCCTCGATCTTCAGCAATACATCTTTGGCTTTCTCCATGTCGTCCACTGTGCCAGCCGCATAAACGGACGGGCGGTGAATCATGATCATTGAACCTGGCGACATGATAATCTTGTCACCCGCCATCGCAATTACTGATGCAATCGACGCCGCTAAACCATCAACCCTGACAGTGACATTTCCGTTATGATTCACAAGTGCGTTATAAATCGCCAAGCCTGCGAACACGTCGCCGCCGGGGCTGTTAATGACAACTGTCAAATCGCCCGCATGCTGCTTGAGTTCTTCGCGAAATAGGTCGGGTGTGACTTCGTCGCCCCACCAGGTATCGCTCGCGATAGGCCCGTCAAGTATAAGCTCTTGATTATTCGATGAAACGGAATTGCTCCACTTCCAGAACTTCATGCTTTTTTTCCTTGTTAAAGTTAGTGTCTCGACTCCTGCTTGCCCGTCCAATTTGAGCGTTTTGCTCTCGTCTTATTTCTAAGACTACAGATTACGATTTATCGAACTCATAACGCACCTGATCGTCTGTCGAGGTGGCGTTCACAATCTTGACGTTATTGACATGCTTGCACTTCGCATTACTACAACGTACCTGTGCGATCATCTGCGTGACACCCTTGATATTTAAGTAGCGGCCGCATTCCTCACATCGCAAATCTAGATCAGCCATCTCGTCATCGATAATTCGCCGCTCAGCATTGAGATACGCCTTGACGACGCGATACTTCGGGTGGCAATGTCCATTCGGGTGGACATCGTAGCCATCGTTTTGTGCAAAGTTGTTGATAAATATACCGCCGTCCCTGCCAATGATTGCCTCATTCAGATTCAAGATTGGCTCATCGACTGCCACCCATTTATCGATTAGCGTTGCACAAAACTCACACGGCTTGCCGGTCTCGCTCTCCATCGCTTTCTCGATCAGCGTTCCCGTTTGGTTTTGCACTTGCTTCATCGCTTCAACACTCGACAGTGCATCAGCTCGTGATATCTCAGTGCGGGCCATTCGCTGCACTCGCCATTCGTCAGTCTTCATGATGCCTCGCAGCTTCTCCTCCAGTTCAGACTGTGCCCAGCCATGAGATGCCGCATGGTCAAGCACGCGGCGGATTGAGGCGGTTGTGTCGTCAGCGTATGAGCGAGCCACATTTAGTAGATATGCTCGGTATGCCTCCTGTGTTGATGCTGCCACCACAAAGCCTGTTAGCTCGGCCGTGGACACGCCGTTATCTATCAATAGTTGCTTGCCGTCCTCAAAGTAAATCGCACCTTGAACTATCATCAAAGCCACGATGATCAGTAGCAGTGCCTCAGCAAACTCGTTCTGCTCGTCGTCTTCCTCAGTACTGTTTTCGGCCATCTGACGAGACTCAGCGATAGCTCGATCAACCTGTTTCTGCATGAACTCCGTCGTTGCATCATAAATTAGCTGCTCAAAGTCATCGAGTGTCTGTGGCTGCTTGTCGGCTGATGCTTTTGGGCTGGTGCCGTTCGCTTCTCCCCAGGCCCCCACATCGTCTACCTTGCGGCGATCAGGTGCGTCTGCCACTTCATCGCCCTCATCAACATCTGGCTTATCGTTCTCAATCTCTGGTGGATTGTAGCCGCCCTTACGCAACAGCTTAAAGTTGTTCGGCAGTTTCAACGCATCAATGATACTCTCGGTGCTGTATCCGGCCGCCTCTAGCTTCAAGATGCTGTTAATCCGAATATCGTCAGCTTCAGCCTGCACTTTGACCTCGTCGACAACCTGAGGAATAGCGAACTCGTAGGTAATGGCCACGCCCATGCCGCCAGTGATTCGGTTTAGCTCGTGTGTCAATTGCGTGTAGTTGCGTAACAGTAATGGATCAACGACATTCTCAGCAAACACCTGCTTGGACACCTGTGCATTAGCGTATGTAGCTGTGTCGTCAATGCCTTTCATGATTGCCGACACGCCGAACGACGTATCAATACGCCTGTCTACTTGCTTAAATAAGTTCTCGAAGTCAATATCTTTGTTTGGTTGCGAGAACGGCACCCACTCAACGGCCGCTGTGGTCGACGGCTTGCCGGTCTTGGAGTCAACCGGTCGGTGTGTGTAGGTGACATTGTTATTGCTGCCAGCTCCGCGATGAGCGTCTTGCAACATTGCCACGCTCTCTTGAAATGCCTGCCGTGTTGGTGCGGTAATAATGAATTGCCCAGCCGGCACTGCTCCATTCTCGAAAAAGCCGGCTTGAAAATCGGCGATGTAGTCGTCGAGGGTCGCCCAGCGACGTGATGCTTCAGATGGCGAATATCCAGCGTACAGGTCGTTTGGATCAACACCGCCAGGTAGTACCAACACCTCATCCTCAGTGAACGTCTGCGCGCCAACTGTGTATGTTGTCTTGCCGCCAACTCGCGCAACTCGCGGGAACTCCAGGAATGTAAAGCCGGCAATATTCTTGCCGCCCTGCCCCATGAAATCACCGCCAGGTTTTGCTGTACCGCCGTAGTTGCTCCAAACCAAAATGTACGTCTTCCGCAAGGACAATGTCGATACAGCTATCTTCTCGGCAAACGCTACGGAGCTGTCAGATTTGTTCGGGTGATACAGGGCATTGATGACTTCGTGCGGCACCTGCTTACCATTGCCGTCGATAGCAAACGGCCGCACTGTCATGTATTTATTGGCAATCGTGCGAATATTAGGATAAGCCGTCGCATAACTGCTGGCTCGGTAGTGATCAAACATTGATAATCTCTGAAAAGCGGGGTCAACGCCACTCACACGTCGCTCGCCCCTTAATCCCATGGCTGTTTTAATAATTCCCATCTACTTGTTGCTCCTATATAGATAAACCGACCAAAATATCAGCTGTACGCCGACAAACACCACTGTGGCGACCTTGCCGCCGTAATATAGCCAAATACAAAATGGCACGCCAACGAACATCAGCAGCCCTATCCACGCCTCAATGACAGTGTCCCTGTCTGGCTTTTGAAACTTTAATTTGCGCAAAAAGTCTTTCAATTTCATATAGTCCTCTAACTGTAAATATACGGATTACATAATCCCAGCCCACTCCATCACCACTTCATGCCGCAACTGCAGCCAAAAGCCCATCAGTACAGAGTCAAATATGTCAGGAGATTTGCCGAGCCGCTTCTTGATTGACTCCTTAGACTCCAGCACAAACACCTTATCTTTATATTCGTGGTGGTGCATCTGTGCCTCCTTAATAAACTCATTGAGGAATGGGAAACTATCGAGGATCTTCACCTTACCGCTGTCTAGTCCCATTGCTAGCATGTACGCCACCTGCGACCGCAAATTGTTAAATGCCATCAGCTCCTGTGAACGTTCAGCGTCCTCTCGGCTCTTTGGTTCGTCGCCAAATGTCAGGAATGGGTCAGGCGAAAAGCCAGACTTAAACACCGCGAACTCAGCACCACGGTCTTTACCGCCATCAATAACGCCAACACCGACACCCACGCCGTCGACTGCGGTATTCTCGTAGCCAATAGAGAAGTTATCTGAATGCTCAATCAGCCACTCAGCTTGTTTGCCAGTCTCTATCTGCTCGTTTGAGTCTTTGGTGATAGTGCCGTCAACCAGCGTCAGATTTTCCCAATCCACCGCCACGCTACGGTCAATGCCATCACGTGCCACATCGTATCCAGTCGTCTTGCGGCCTGGTTTATAACTTTTAACGACAGCCTTGGCAAATATGCTCGAGCGGAATATCGTCTTGCTCTCGTCTTGGTACTCCCAGTTGTTTTTCAGGTACCGTTCGACCCACCACACTGGGTTGGTCATCATGGCATCGATATCTGATTGCATCTGCCAAGAGTCGGACAAATCAAACTCGACCACGCGAATATTCGGCGGCAGTGGCTCATACTTGCCATTTCCGCCATACTTCCAACGCATATACACCTCTTTGATGTGTTCAACGTCATTCGGGTTGAGAGTGATAATAGCGATACTCGGCTGCCCGTTGGTGTTACGGCGGCCTTTACGGGATCTAGCCGTAGTGAACATCGTCAGCGACAATTCGTCAGCCTCGTCAATGTGGCTAGCGCTAGCGTTAATACCCTTAATTTTCTGGCCGCTCCTGTCTTTCGTCTCGTCCGCCTCCACAAAACCAATCTTTGAGCCGTTAGGGAACTTGATTTCATAGTCTTGGCCGTTATATGTGTAGTCCTCGCCCTCTTTGAAGTTCTTGCGATCGAGCATCGTCAGATACGACGGAATCACCGACCGCTTCGCCGTGCTGATATTCTTGCGAAAGACCGTCCAGTATGTCTTCTCGAATGTGTCGCAAATATCTATGCCGATGTGTGCTGCAATATCTGTTTTGCCTGTGCCCACTGCACCGATCAAATAGATAGTATCGACTTCGGGGCAATCGTTAATAATATCGACAACGCTCTGCTGCTTTGGCTTCAATTCTAGCGACATGAACTACTCGCCTTTCGTTTTACGCGGCTTGATGGTCGAGACAATCTTTGGCGGCTGTTTCTCGCGAACGCTGACGTCCAGGTCGACATGATCAACTGGCTTGCCAAACGCTCGGTCTAGCATATCCTTGATCGCCTTGTTGTCAGGCTTCTGCGTAGCGATGAAATAATACTCGTCATCCACGCCATCAAGCTCACCGTCGAGAAATGCCGCGATAGTCTCAGGGTCGGTGACTTGCTCTGCTGGTAACCGATTGCCCTTGCGATCAGTCTTGATAACAAACAGCAGCTGCACGCCCGTCGCCAGTCGGAACTGTGCTTCGTACAGCTTGTCAGCGTTTCTGGTGATTCGATCCAAGATACGCTGTTTCTCTTTCATCCGGTCGAGAACCTTTTGGGTCTTTTTGCCTTTGACTCCGCCGCTGCCTTTCCTGGCTCCGCCATGAGTTGACGGCGATGTACGTTTACAACTAGCCACGTGGATATCGTAGTTGTCTTGCCGCTTATACTTTCGGCCGCACTTAGGACATGATTTGAAGTCATCTTTCATGATTATAATTCTAGAGATTGACGCGTAGCTCTTTTGGTATTGACTGTTCGGAAACAGCTGAGATGTGCACGCCGTAACTATTTGCGATGAGCTGTGCCTGCATGAAAGTCAAATCTTTCGTGTTCCTCAACTTGCGCAGCATATTTTGGTATGGTTTCTTGTTTCGGTCCTGCCAAGACTGCAAGAGAATGTAGTGCGACAACGGCTTGCATTTTCGCTCGTCGCCAATAATAATTGCTTGTTTCGAAATATAATAAATGGCGACCTGCCCGATCTCCTGACGGCGTCGCCTCGTCTTGTCTTGTTTGTCAATTTTTAGCCACTTAACCATGTTTGTTATCCCTCCTCTACCTCTGAAATATACAGATTAGGCGCTGGCAATCGCGGCCTCCCAACCGCTCAATCTCACCAGCGCCTAGCTATAAAATGCTTTGACTGTTTTATCAAGCAGTCAAGCGTTCCACTTCAGTCATAAACCTCTCAATCGTTCGATTGCTCTTGTGCTTTCGGCGGAATGACGATCAGCTCGTCAAACGACAGAATGAATGCTTGACATCCCAACAGCTGCTTTACTTCAACCACCGCTTCGCTTCCTTTTATCGCAATCACATCGCCGCACAGCGCCTCTGTCGGTTCGTCACCGTGCTTAAACGCAACCCTGTCACCGACTTTAGTCTCTGGTGTTTCAGACTGCGCGCATTTCTCGTCGGTGCCTTGAGATTTAGCGCCATCAGCGATTGCCTTTGACGCGGCGCTAGCATTTTTAGCTACCGCTTCAAAAGAGCCAGCGGCAGGCTTCAGCTTCCAGCTCTTGATTCTCAAAACGTTTTTCCAGGTAAACGACCATCGACGACAGCTTTTAACATCGTGATGCATCTCCGTTTCAATTTCTTCAAGGTTCGTGAGACTCAAGAAATAACCTCTACGATAATTGACGTCAAAATTACTGTCCGAGTAATAGATAGCAGCGTCCCTCAGGTCAGCGTCCCTCAGGTCAGCGCCACTCAGGTCAGCGCCACTCAGGTCAGCGCCACTCAGGTCAGCGCCACTCAGGTCAGCGTTATCGTCAACAGCTGCTTCAACTGCTTTTTTCATCGTGGCGTTGTCTGATTCGTACTCAAACAATATATCTCCGCTGAACCATGATTTAATTTCAATTTTGACTTTAGACATTTTAGTCTCCTATTTAGTTATTGATTCGATAAACTCAATGGCCGCATCGCAGCCCTTACAAACAACAGTCTGAATACCAGCCTCATTGAGCGTTTTAATCCACTGTTTTTGATTTGCTGACGTTACACCTCCTTTCTTGCGTTTCATTTCGATGGCGACGAGGGTTTTGTTCCGAACCTCATCGTCACGGTCTTTATGGGCGATGATTAGATGTGGCGGCGGAAATGGCACTGCCACAAATAGATCTGGCACGCCAGAGCTCACGCCGAGCTTCTTATTTTTAGCCTTCTGGCTCCACGACCTTGTGTAGGTTTCGTTCGGCACGCGAAAATGTGGATAACCTTTCAAGCGTAGCCACTGCACAAATGCCTCTTGTTCTTGATCCTCGGTTGGATTGTCTATGTTTGCGAGATTAGGCATTACTACTACCCCTATCAACTACCTTGAAACACTCACTCGGCTTCCTCAAAAAGCGTTCGGTGTTCTCGCCATCTTTCATTTCAACCAGCACCTTGGTGACCTTTCGAGTTCTGGGTATTACAAAGAGGCCAAATAAATATGTAGTATGTCGCTCTTCAGTCATTCCGCCGGCGATAACAGTGCCAATCCTATATCTGTCAGGATTGTTCTTTCTTTCGTCCCGATAGTTGAAGTACACTTTGTCGCCGACAGCAAGCCCGTCAAAAGACTGCCGAAACGCCGACTCTTTAAGTTCGATTTTGCCCATTACTTCCTCCTCTTTTTAGATTCATCTAGCCACTCTCGATACTCGATCTCGTCCTCGATTGCTGGCACGATTAGGACTGTTAGTATTACGATTGCGAAAATTACCGCGATTATTATGGTCATGACTGTTTCTCCTCCGGCTTCTTAATTCGCACCAGGCGACAATTTGTAATGTACGTGCCCATAATGCTTGTCCTGTCGCCAGTCTCTAATGCTCTAAGCGCCGGTAGTCCCACGCCACACATCTCTACAATCTGGCAGACGATGTTAATTTTGTTGCCAGTCTCCGCATCTGGATAGATAACCAAAACATAATCGTGCATCCGCAACTTGTCGTCGTCGCCTATTTCCCAATCGTCGTAGGTAAAATGGCTTAAAACTAGGTCGCAGCATGCTGCGTGGTTGTAGTTGTAGTCGCTGTGGTCTAGCGGCTCTTTAACATAATCGTCCCATAGCGGCTGCCCGCAGTTGTGACACTCTGGACGGCCAGCGCAATAGCATAGGTCGTGTCCGTCGTTGCATGACAGCGCGCGAGGGTCGCCTCGCCGTTTTATGTCAGTCATCGTCCAGCTCCTCTAACCTCTTTTTATTTGCGTAGTCAATAAGGCTCTCGAAATCTATGTTCATAGTCACCTTAATGCGCGGCACCAGTAGTATAGTCCCGTCAATTCCGTTTCTCGCAATGGAATCAAACTCAAAATTAGCAAAAGCCAAGCATGAATCAATATTATCTTTGATGTAGTCTATGATCCGTCCTCGATCAGCCTGCAGCATAATGTCCCTTTCTTCCGTCTAATTTCAACCGCATAACTGGCGGCTATATAAGCTGATGATTTGACGAGACATGCTCGGCTTGACCACGTCTATGCATCTACGCGGAATACCCCAGCAGACCATCGTAATAGTCACATCTTCGCCGACCGAGTTGCAAGTCGGTGGTTACTTTCTAGCTCTAATTGCGGCCTCAGCGAGGTTGCAACGCCAAACTGAGGATGACGCTTTCGAGCCATTTATATAGCCAGTTGACAACACCAGGTGTATAGCATTAACGTGTTTGTTAATTTAGTTGATGTTGCCAGTTGATAGCACCAAATAGTAGTTATTTAGAATAGCTATAAATAGGTATACAATTTTGTTCCTAAGTAACAATTAAAGGTGCGTTGGTGCTACCAGTTGAACAGACGATACACGTTGCATAGCTCGCTAGAAAAGCCGAGCAACGTTTCACCTCAATGGAACTACGAAAGGTGGCAGCCCCAGTGCATATCATCTGTCCAGTTATGCGGTTGAATTGTTAATGTTCGCCCAGTTTATTGACGTGTGGTAGGTCACTGGTTAATAGCTTTTATATATTCATGTTCATCTGCGAATCGCTATCAATACGCTTCTTGCCAGTCACGAGGTAGCGTGAATCAGTCAGGTTGCTGTCGACGTAGTTGTCAGCCAGAATATTGACAAACATCATTGCGTCACGATTGTCCATGATAATAATGCCGTCGTTATTGTCTGACATAAGCGCCAAATCCATTTCCTCGGCGTAATCGACAACCCTCTCTTTACAAGGCAAATGCTCAATGTCCAACTTCATCAACATGGCGGTCAATGATTTGTTGCGGTCAGCTAACTCTGCGAATGACAATCCCTCAGGCAAGTTCAGCGCAAACTTTTTCGTCAAAAGATCAATGACTTGCTTTGTTGCAGCGTCGCTTGATGGATCTTGCTTGAACAGGTTGACGAACTTCTTTGGATTGAATGCGAACACTTTGCCTCCGGCGATCAACACTTGGTTATTGGGTGGTATCTTGAACGCTGCGTCGGCATTAAGCTCGCCAAAGTCACTGCCGCTAACTTGCCACGTGAGACTCCCGCTCAACATCTGCGACCGCTGCAGCTGTTTGGCAATGTAAAAGGTCTTGTCTGGATCTTTTGGGTCGCTAAACCGCGCTACAATACCGTGCATACGCTTCATCTCGTGTTCTTTCTCGTTGAACTCAACAATATTGTCGTCGCCAAGAAAATAAACGAGTGTCTCGGCACGCTGAATACTCTCAAGCTCGCTATATAGCAAAACATTTTCCATTTGATCGTTTGTCGCGTAGTCCCTGACAGACAATCCAACTGCTGCTCCAGTCTCTACAAAATTGATCATATCGTAAAGAAATAGTGATCGTATTTGGTCTTCTATGGTCGATGTTTTCAGTGGTAACACGTATGGCGTAAAGTTTTTATTAAAAATGAACAGGTCGATGAGCAGATCTTTCTTATTTGCATCCGCCCAATTCGCCCACTGGAATATGTCGAATTGATTGTTGTCGATCATTTTTCCCACCAAAATCCTTTCTGCTCAGCCGCAGCCTCAGGTCGCTTTTCGTTATCCTGCAAGCTGCCGGCTGGCTTATTGTTAACTCTTACTGCGATATCCACGTCCCGAACTCCGTGCTCCAAAAGCCATTTCTTGGCTCGCTTGGCATCAAATTCGGTAGCGTAGGTTTTCGCGTGCGGCTTATTCTTCTCGTCGCTCCAGCGAACGGTGAAAGTGCAATTCATTAGAGACATTACGTAGCCTCCAGTTTCTTGCGCTTACGGCGCTGCTTTTTGCGAAGTGCTTTTTTAGTCATTTGGATCCTCGATCGTCAAGGTTGATTCCTCAATGTCTTCCAGATTCAATTTCTTACCGCCAAAACTGATTCCATATACAGTCCATTCCACCTCCATTTTCAATCTCCAAACCTCTCATACATACAGTTTTCGTGCATGTCTGGATAGTCTTTTCGCTCTGCGTCAGATTTAATGAGCGCCAAATTGCACATGCTGCATCTGCCGTATGGTGCGGTTTTTTCAAATTCAGCTAGCTCAGCGTCTTGTTTAGGTCTACGTTTGCTGATCCGGCCGCAAATCCGAGCTGCCTCCCGATTGAGTGCAAAGCCCGTTTTGTTTCCCCTCGACCTCGATCCACCCTTTCTGCCGATTTCACGGTAGAAGTTTGGATTTTTCGCGAGAATTGTTGCGGCAGCTTTTCTGCCGCCGGCTTCCGTTCCTGCCATGATTCTCCTTTCCTTAAAATGGTATTTCGCTCAAATTTCTTCCTCGACGTACACGCCGCCGATGTCGAATATCGAGCGGATGGCGTTAGCTTCTGCGCATTTCGCCAGCATCACGCGGGGCATAGTCTTCCATGTCCCCATAGCATCGCCAGCGCGGTATTTACCGTAGTTGTCGTCAGAGGTATGAGTTTTGGCAAATTCGTCATAATAAGCTGTGTACTCGCCAATCTTAACCGCCTCATATGAGCCATCAAATCTGCCAAATACTTCTACTGTCGCCGAATCCAGCTTGGTTTTTTCAGCATCCTTGTAGTCGAAGACTGCTTTGCCGGTGTAGGCGTACGTCGGATTTTTCGAACGGCGCGCTAACGAGCGTAAACCGTGGATACTAACGATTGGCTCCAGCTTTTCGATCCACTGACCGTTTACATTTTGACGCTGGTACACTGCGTAGATTTCCTTCTTCAGAGGATTCAGGTTGTATTGACTGCACACCAGCATAAAGTAGGCTAAATCCTCGATTGGTCGTATTTTGCCCATTTTGTCGACGCCCAGAAGGTTGCGGTGAATATTGCCGAGAACCTTTTCTTTATTGAGCCCCAGAGCCCAGTCGCCGACATACTTAGCGATTCCCGAATACTCTCGCTTGACATTGCTTTTCTTGGCGATAGATTTACTATTGCTTGCTTCACTCATCATTTACCTCCTTCAATCGGCGAAAAGCACTGTACGCGCACTGGCTTGATCATGCCCGATCCCAGATAGAGCATGTCGCCCTTGCCGAGTAGTCGCTCGCCCCCGGATTCATCCAGGATGATTTCCGAGTTCTTGGCGGTTGCCACTCTTAGACAAGCTTTGACTGGACAGTTAGCCTTGATTATCGGTGCGACGATGTCGGCGCTTGGTCGCTGCGTAGCGATAATCACGTTGATATTCGCCGCGCGTCCTTTCTGCAAGATTCGCGCTAGGTTGGTCTCCAGTTCCTTGCGAGTATCGTAAGTGTATTGCTTCATGATCGGTTCGCCATTCTTCTTATAGCCATCAATACGATAACGAACTTCCTTCCCGGTCTGCATAACTAGGTCGGCATACTCATCGATGATCAATACTCGACGTTTGGCATCGGTTTTTTTATCTTTATACCGACCGTCCATCAGCTCACTTAAGCACTGGATTAATTCAAGAGACTTGCCAACTTCCGAGACGATATTGTTGCTCAAATCTTCAAAGTCTAATCCTTTCATATCGATAATGTCAATATGGCAATTTGTTAAACTCTGAATAATATTGCGCAAAAAGACCGACTTACCAGACCCAGTTTGCCCGCCAATCAGCATGTGTGGCATTTTGGCGATATCGTCGTAGATGACGTTATTCATCGTATCGACACCGATTGGTATTTGGTGGCTACTGCCTTTGCCTTCAAACGTCGGGAACGACTGCTCATGTGGCACTTCGATACCGACAGTCTGCGTACCGTAGATTGGTGCTATCACGCGAACCGCCTCAGAGCCGAGCGCCAGCGATAGATCGTCGCCTAGTCCCGCCAGCTTTGACATTCGCACGCCGCGGTTAGGTTTTAGAATGTACGTGTCGACAGTATTGCTCTTGATCGTCTCATCAATCCTGCCGCCAACACCAAACTCGTTTAGCTTCGACATGATTCGTTCGGTTTCCGAATCGCCCTCTTGCGCAATGTCGTCTGCCACTACCGTGTTGACTGGCGCGAACTTTTCGCGTCGTTCTGTCGTGTGTACGGTTCTGACGGTGATACCTTCCATTTGCGCCACGATATGCATCGATTGCGCACCGTTCATCATGTCACGCGGGTTTGGAAAGTAGGTAGCGTTAGGATTATCCGTGTAATCGCTCACCGACTTAATGACTCGACCCATGATGTCGTCAGCTTCGGCTAGGTTCTCGGCATTCAGTACGTAGTCTTTGATCTGCGGCTGACCATCGCGATTGATGGTCTTCTTAATTTCCTTAAAGACCACTCGGCTGACAGGCTTTTTATATTTATACTCAGCCAGCTTTGAATAAATCCAGCCCTGTATAATGTATGACCAATTCTCAGTCTCTTCGTCGGAGTAGTTGGTGACGCTCTTCCAGTCGATGACTTCCAGACTGTCTCCCGAATCAAGCACAATATCGATGTAGCCCTTCATTGGAATCTTCTTATTCATCACCGATAAGTTGCATTCGATCTTATCCTCGACGGCCAAAACATTGTCGTACGTCGGTAGCTCGTTGATGACTGTCGTCGATAGCTTCTGATATTGCTCAATAATCTTCTCACGACTACCAGTTTTGCCGTACTCGATCTCATAATCTGCGACATTTTCAATCGCCTGCAATCCTGCTTCCAGAGCCGTCTCAAACGACTGACCTTTCATTCGCTGCTCAATCATCTTATGCATAGCAGAGCCGACAACTATTGATGGCGACGACGGATCATCATAGACCTTAGCAATGTAGCGTTTCTTGAATTGAATTTGGTTGTTCAAAAAACACATTATCGCTGATGGAGATAATACTATTCGCTCCACTTACACCTCCCCCGCCAAAGCACGGTCAAGGAAAGTTGGGTCGATTAGGTTTTCTAATTTCTCAAACAAACTATTTTCGTCCATAAAATTTGCCCTCAATCCACTTCATACCTTTATCAAAAATCCGTAGCCACTTCGCTGCTTTGACCGACTTGTCGAAGTCGTGGTCGTCCAACTCGCGCAGCCTGTCAATCACCCTATCAAGAGGCTCGCGCTTATGCACCGGCACCAGCTGAACTGGTGACGGCATCACATTTACGTGTATCTTCATCGCCAAATCTCCTTTCGCGATTTTAATTCTTGTATAGCTTCGTCGAACGCACCATTCGCAAACAGCACGACTGCTAGCACCGCAATTGCTGCGAACTGCACCCACCAGAGGCGCAAGTCTGTTGGCTCGCTCATTGCGATTATTGCGGCTGGTAGTCCAACTACCCAGCTAATGATTTTTTTGACCTGTTTGTTTTTTGCTGCCATTTTTCAGCTCCTTTCGTTTAGTGTATGAGAGTGCTCGCAGTCACTCTCATACTGGTTGGATATCTTCGCCTGTACATCATGACAAAATGAACGTGGTTGCTAATTATTGCTAGCCAACTCTCCGTTTTTGCCAAAACATACCTCTGACGTTTGATGAAGCTACAAAAACTGAACGTACAGGATTTCTAGCCTCATCTTTACGTCAAATAAAAAAGAATCGACGCGAAGTCGATTCATGGTTGATAGATTTGACTAACAGAGGTAGTCGCTGTTTATATCATGTAAGAATATTTCGTGATTTATATAA